GATTCACTGGAATAATTCGCCGAGAGAATCAGAAAAGGCAGCCATGACAGCATTTGATGCGGTGAAGGCTGCAAGAAATGTAACGGTCAACGATCAGTTGATAAAATTTATACAGCCTCTTTATGAACCACAGGATGTCGGAAAAGATGATGCCGGTATCTGCGAATGGGTCATAGAGATGGCTGTTATTTATGAGAAAGGAAAAGGTGAAAAAGAATGAGCACACCTATTACAGGAGTATATCCATGCTATGAAAACCAGTTCCAGATCAATGCGGCAGCAAGCGGTGTAGAAAAGAAAATGGTTGATATTGCGGACTGCGAGACATTCAGTGTATCTTTCGATAATGGAGTAGAGGAATGGCATCCGTTTACAGAAAAAGGATGGGTGAGACGCCTGCTTACCAGTAAGGGAGTTACCATATCCGTAACTGCAAAACGTAACGTAGGAGATGCCGGTAATGATGCTGTAGCAGCACTTGCGTGGGTAAACGGCCGCTCTGCAGAGAAAGATGTCCAGTGGACATTCCCCGACGGAACCGTGGTGCTGTTTGCCGGAGCAGTCGTGAACGTAAAGAACATTGGAGCAGGAGACTCTACAGCTGTGGCACCGTTGGAATTCGATATTATGAGCAATGGAAAACCTGAGATTACTCCCGCAGCATAAAAACAGGAGGCTATTATGGCAAAGAAAATCGTAGATATTACAGAAAAGCTGAGTTTTGACGAGAACCCGGTATTGAAGATTAAGGATGTTACCGTAGAAGTAAATTCCGATGCAGCCACTGTGCTGAAGATCATGGGTATTTTTTCGAAGGGTACATCAGCTAAAGAAGTGTTGGCGGTATATGAACTGATTTTTAATGAGAAGGATCGGAAAAAGATCGATAAACTGAATCTCCAGTTCAAGGATTTCCAGACAATCATCATGGCAGCAGTAGACACGATCACGGGAGACGAAGAGCCGGGAGAGCAGTGACCCGTACTATGATCTGATCGGAGATTACAGTCTGATCGTATCATCCTTCCAGGCGCAGTACGGGATTCGGCTGTCAAAAGAAATTGATACCATGAAGTGGGATGAGTTTAGGGATCTTCTTATTGGAATCGGACCGGAGACACCGCTGGGACGGATCGTAGCAATCAGGGCCGAGGAGGATAAGGATATTTT